GGGGATGCACTGCCCAAGCCCAAACTTGGCTCAACGGAGCCTCAGTTTTTCAACTGAGATAGATGCCCAACACCGGGTATTACTACGCCATTATGGCGTACCGGCAGGGTATCTACCATTGAATAACGCCAAGAGAGGATTGGGGTCCCCCCATGCAGGTATTACCTGCGCCCAGCGTTAATGTACGCTGGGACCCAACGGCGATTTATTGCTACTTCGCCGTGTAGTGCAGATCGCTCTAAGTGGAGGTGATCTCTTTCAGCCATAAGGTCCTTAAGGGCCTCAAGCTTTAAAAGACACTTCTGCAGAGCGGCGTAACCCTCCAGTCGATCAGTGCGATAGACCGGAGACGTGACCCAACAGCGTATTTCCAGCTGTTGCGTTTTTCTGTTAAACCTCTTACGAGGCTTAACTGGCCACGGATGGTTACGTCCAAGTGAAGGACTCTCCTTCGAAACCCACGGTAATTCACCGAGGATTCGCTCTACTTTTGAAAAGAAGAGCATCGAGGTACGCAAAAGACCCTTTTCAAAAAGGAGATTCGCGGTCTCGACCCAGGAGATGATATTCTTCACCTGCTGCCTATGCTCAGGTGGAGCCGTATTGACGTAAACCGGTTTAACCGGTTCACCGCCAAACGCATCCATCCCGCAAGACTCTCGAAAGTTTCCACTTAAGAAAGTCTTACGGACGTTCACCTTACAATTGTATTTTCGTAGGTGATCGAGCACAGAAGCTACATCGTTCACAGGGACAAGAATATCGTCCCCGTAAACGAAGACGTCACGACTAACAGTTTTTATGTTAGAGTGACTTACAGGAAGGTCACGACTTTTCAGCAGAGCGACTACACATAAAGTGTAGAAATACATCGCTCCAACTGGAAAGCAGAGAGCACTACCCATAGAGGCAAATTTTCTTAAATGGACAATACGTCCATCAGGAAGTTTTGCTCTGGTCGAGCGGCATGCTTCAATGGCATCCTTTAAATCAGGATTTCCACTGAACATGTAGAGAGCGTAACCGATAGGTACACGGTCAGAGGCTTCTGACAGATCGATCGTTGCAAATCGACCGCTTCTCGACGAATCAAGGGCCAACCTTTGATTTACTCTTTGGTCAGAGAAATTTATCTGACCTCGAGCAAACCAATATTTCTGAAGTGCTTTTACTAGAACCTCAGAGATCGCATGCTGCACATATTGCATGCATACGGGTTCAGCACCAATGATTCTGGGTGCTTTCAATGTTTTCGGAACGGCAATGACTCTAACAGGGTCTTCGTCGTCCGAATGCACCATCTCGACATTCTCGAGCTCCTCAGACTTGACATCAAACTGCCCACTTGACAGTGAGTAGCCTGTACCAAGAAGAGGGAAATAAGGCTCGAGACGATGGTGCCAGCGACGCCAAGAATATTTCCGATTTCCGGAAATACGTTCGGCGGTGCTGCCGGGACCGTGCTTAGGGAATAACTGATCATGGCGTAAATGAACCATGAGGTTATCCCAAAGCACAGAAGACACAATCTTAAATAGATCGTCATCTTCTTTCGGCAACGGGAACAAGTTGAAAGCCTGCTCAATTTGGACGAACCCCTCCACCGCCTTGGCCGTCCTCGCGGACGTACAAGGAAGCTTAATCTTTTTGAAGGCAAGGCAAATTTGCCTAACTCCTTCAACGAGTTTCGCATAACGGTGGGGGTAAGAAATAACATCGCCCAAAATCCTTCCTGTCTCTTGATCGAAAATTTGATTGGTCATACCTTGCAAGAATGCAGGGATTGACCGGGACTTACGAAAACTTCGAAAGTCCTTTGAATCGACATACCCTTGTGCTAAACTTTTCTCAAAGTCAGCACAAAAGTTTGGAAGGGTTATCGTTAAAAACGACAGTCCTTCATTTTCGATCCGTGATCTTATCATCTTTAGATCACGATCAGAGACCTTCGTAGCGCAATTCGCAACAACCTCCTTTAGGAGAGTTGTTGCTACCTCCAGAAAGTTACTTACGTGGCTTTTCAAGTTTCCTCCTTTCGGAGGTTATACTTCCAGCCCCGTAGCTTTCACACAAACAACAGAACATGATCAGTTGGCGGAACTACGTTTCACCAATTTGACCTGAGGTTTCGGTTGTCCTTTATGGTCAGCAGTACGAGAAAGTTTCTCATGGAAGTCAGCAACATCGATCGGATTTTGGTCCGAACCGACGAGTTGGTCTCCAACCGCTGAAAGAAAACCGCGAATGAAATTAGCGGAATTCCTACGACCGACAACGACTTTGGAAAGTTTTCCTACGTCGATGCCTGATTCGCCGAGCTCAGCAGCTAAAGCTGACTGAGCTACGGTAGACAGGAACTTTTTGAGTTTAAGACTCATCAGGTACCTCCTTAGGTAAAAGGGTTACGATAAAACGAACCTCAGTTATAGCCTCATCCTTCGTTTCAAATTCAACGAAGGGTATTGCTAAACATGGGTCAATTTTCGTCACGAGGTCAAAGAACTGATCCATCATCTGTTCTATACGAACGGTGAATGGAGAAGTCCTAAGACCAGGTGATGGGTAATCATCCATCACGACTCCTTACCAATGAGTTTGCCGATCATGGTACTGTCAAGCCAGGTTTTAAGACCGGTAACGTCGTTGATCAACTCAGTGTTGGTAAAACCAACTTCTGGACGATCAAGTTGTACCGACCACAGAGCGTTGTCATAATCATTGACAGAAGTCAACGGATCAGTGACAACTTTTCTGTGGTTGAATGCCACAAGCGACACAACGCGGATCTTTTTATCGACCCGCTTTGATCGGTGCCGAATGTCGAGACTATAAGTCCCGTCAGACAACACGTATTGAGAGTGAAGACTCTCGTTGATGATACGTGGCATAACCTGAGCAACAGCATTAACTGTTATTGTTTGTGGATCTGAAAGCATAAAGGGTTAACCTCTTTTGGTATGAGTGTTAGCCCGTGGAGTTGAACTAGATTACTCAAGTCTAATTCGGAACTATGCACCACGGGAAATAAATCCTGAGTCGCGTCGGGTTATCCCGATAGCGCCCAAGATTGCCCATTGACGGGCCGACAAGTTCGACCACGTCAGGTCAAATCCGTACGGACTATCTGCCACCTTCCGCTGTTTCTTTTCAAGTTGGCGTTGCCACTGAAAAGTGCGGGGCCCAGACCAAGCATTAAGTACCGAAGTTTTCGTTACATAGCGCTCGGTCTGTTTCATGATGTACAGATATCTGGACACAACTCCGTCATTGACAAACTCATCATGGTGCTCAATAAAGTCACCTACATGAGTAAACCAATCGACGGCCCATGTCCAAGGAGTAATCTTCCACAAGAGTGTCGGGTTAACTCGAAGTCCATAGATAGTTAAGAGCTGACGGACGCGAGTCCAATCAGAATCGAAACCTTCTAAGGACGAATCGAATTCCGGTCGGTAATACTTAAAAGAGCCAACAGCCCAAACACGAGTTGTCTTACGCTCGTTGATGGTGCATGAGCCCTTAGTAGTAACACCGTTAAACGAAAAGTCTTTGAGAAGATTCTGGAATCTGAAATCAGATGAACTCGGCATTGTTGCCGAGCCAGCAATTTTCCCAAGTTCTGTAATCGTTTCACTCTTTTCTAGAACACTCTTCCTCCTCATCCAAGTATTGTTGAACACTATAGTGTCAGCAATGTACTTGGTAGCGTTATCGTAAAGATCAAAAAGCTTTACGAGATCGCCAATAAAAGGAGCCCATCCAAATTCGTGATTCAGGAAATTGTCTGCAACCGATCTAGGATGCATGACAGTCCCAGCATACCCGCCACCAAAGGATCTCCAAGTATTATGTAGGAGATTCGCTGAGGTTTCGAGTTGGCCAGGCAGGTCCTTAAGTTCATAAATGAACTGGGCCAGACTGGTCCTGGACACGTGGGGCTTGGTTTTATCCCAAGCGAGAGTGTCATATCCGGAAATCGTCGGTATGTTGCTGTCGAAATAAGAAGTGGTCGTGTCATTGGGCCACGTTCCGTCATCAACAATTAACCCTGAGTATTCATCTCGAGCGAGCCCATTAAAAAATGGGTTCCCGACAGAAGACATCTTCAGGGAACCGATCGATTGTGCATTCGGAAGACGGTACTTTAACGCTGCAAACGGTCCTCCTGACCTATACGGGGGTCCTGGGTTTAATACATCCCAGCACCTTTGTAAGGTTTGAGAGTCCTTTGGAGTACCCGTCGACAATATTTGTGTCGTCGACGAAAGGTTCCCACTCGAGTTGTAAGATTTTAACAACCCTAATTGGGATCCAGCAGAGATTTTTCTCCCCCTCTGATCGCCATAAAACTGACGATTTTCAGGTGGGACAATCTCTCTGTACCTTGAGGGCGAACTTCTGACCTTGTATCCCGTCTGCTTCCTCCGCTTGACTTTGCGGGAGAAGCGTGAAGGCTTACAAGACAGTACAACACGGCCGCCATGCTTACTGGTGTATAAAGTTAAAACACCAGTGCACTTGCTACCGGTTCTACGTTCGTATTCCTCGTTCCAAGCAGTATCTTCCGATACATCCTTTAAGGATCCGGGCATAAACAACTCCTCTTTCTGGATTGAGAAACGCGCTATTAACACGTCTCAGATACCCCCTAAG